GCAGACCTCTATTGCCCCATTCCTGAAAAAGAATGTTTAAGGTTCTTCTTGCCGTTTTTAATTGATATCCTGAAACAGACTGTAGACCAATCCGCTCGTAAGCATCTTCTATAATTTCATCAACAGCGAATGTCTTGTCGAAAGTGACTGTTCCGGAAGTAGTGTTAGCCATGAGCTACCTCCTAATATAACTTCTTAAATTCTGCTACAATAGTATACATATTTCCAGAATCAGCTGCACTTGGAACAACAAAGTTTACATCGCTTTGATTAGTATTAGAAGATTTATCTGCTGGTATTCCACCAAATTCTCTAAAGTCCCAATATCCTGTTCCTGTTAAACCTAAAACTGGAATGTCACCATCATCGTCTTCTTCATCTAAACGTGCATAAGAGTCCCCTCCATCGCCACCTTGACATGAAAACCAAATTCTTTGTAAATTTAAATGCGCAACTGAAGCTCCTGCAGCGTTTGCAGCTAACGCTGAAACATCTCCAAAAACTGTTGTTTTACCTGTTCCGTCCGATTGTTGAACTAATTTGATAACAACTCTTACATCATTTTGCTGTAGAACTGTTGGTCCTGTTACTGTATCTGCCATAATCCCTCCTTAATCAAGATTACTAGATGGGGCCGAAGCCCCATCTTAAAGTTTATTAGTCTGTAAACTTAGTTCCTGGTGTACGAGTTATTTTAGCACTCTTCAACATAACTGAAGAATCTGCATTCGTACTTTGAATGATAAGGTAAGGTACTACTGTATCACCATCATCAAACGTAAATGCTTCTGTTGCTGTTGGAGCAGCTAATGTACCCGCATCCATAACTGCAGCCCCAACGTGTTGATATGTTACCACACCTCCTGAAGTCACAGAAATTTTAAATCTGTGATTTTTACTTACTGCTGTTGCCTCAGTTGAATCGGTATATGAACTTGTACCGTCATTAAGTCTACTTGCAATTTGAACATCATCTGCTGATTGAACACCAAATGCTACAAAGTCAGTGTAAAGAGCATCACCTGAAGCTGCTGCTAATATAGCACCATGACCTGTTTCAAATTCTTCTACTTTTCTAAACCCAATTGTAACTGCATCTTGATCAGTATAGTCAGTACTATAAAATGTTGCATCAAAAGTCATTGCATGAGTACCAATTGTACATGCACCATATCCACCAAATTGTGTACCACCGAATACAATTTCAAGACCTGTGTTGTCTGCAGTTGCAGCATCACCTTGAAGGTTTAAACCTGCTGCTGTATTGTTTGTATCTGTTGCTGGAATTGTACCTACTACACCAAATCCTTCAGCGGCAACTGTATGTGCACCAACAACACTACATTGTGCTGGACATACTTGACCGGTTGTATTTGGAAAAAGCATACTGAACAATTCACCATCTGCCAGTACACCATGTGCTCCTGCTTCACCTGCAATATTTGAAACGATTGGAGCTGGACATGAAATGTAGTCCCAATCTAAAAGAATTGCTGGATATCTTCTTGTTAAAATACCTGCTGAACTAACTGAAAAATCATCAGTGTAGACACCAGTTGAAGCGGCTTGTGTGGTAACTTTAAGACCAGATTCTGCTCTTACCGTTCCCTTAAACGTTGTGTTTGCCATAATATTCCTCCTAGAATATTTTAAATGTAGTCCCTAGGGGCATGTCGACTATACGCGTCTACATTTAATTTTTTGTTAAAATTTGTATAGTAATTTTTCTATACTCTATTTTTAAGTATAGCGCAAGTGATTCTGTAGTAAAAAGTTGATTTTTTGATAGCGCTTAAGTGGCTATCGAAACTTCGGGCTTGGCGTCTTTTTGCTTAAAAAGACGAGTATCTTCTTCAAACTCCTTAGCAATAATGTCTTTGATAGTTTCCTGAATTTTTTTATCGATAGTACCCATATTTAAAGTATATCTACCCTCCTTCAGGTGCTCTTGTTGCCACTCTAGTTCCAAGGACCTTTTCATAGTGTATAGGTCTTGAGTCATTGTTAACCTCCTCATAGGTTATCCATTTTCTCCTAGATGAATCACTAAATCCATCTTTCTCCCAGTTTACGGTATTTTGTCCCAATTTGTCAAGGATTGATTTTTCTATGGATTGAGGGCTATCTTCCGCTGAAACCTTAAATTTAGCGTAGTATCCATAAGCTCGTATCTGTACTAAAAAATCTTTCATATCTCACCTTAGTGTTAAAATGAGGCCGTTTTAAGGCGGCCTCATTAATTAGTTATTACGCACCCTCAACGCCGAAGATACCTCTATAGTCGGATACTCCAAACGAGTATCTTTCTCTAGCTTTGTATCTAACGTTGCCAGTATCGAAATCACCTTCCATCGCAGTTTTTAAAGCTGCTCTTTGGAAAAGCTTCATTCCATTAGGCACATCAGTAATAATATACCAACTATCAGTATCAGTTAAGAAATTGTTCACTCTATATCCTTGAGGAACCATTCCCATAGACACGATAGCATTGATATCATTATCTGCTGTTCCAGTTCTGCCTTGAGATTTTGTCAATCTTTCAGCTGCAAACTGGTTTGCCGAAGGAACTACCATTTTCACAGCTTTTGCCGCTACTCTCAATCCACGTTCATCAGTCATTCCAGCAATGTCGATCAATGCTTGTTCTAATGAAGTTTCATTCAAGTCTGCTTGCGTAGTTAAAGTGTTTTTAACTGCTGTTCCACTAACCGTTGAGTGATTAGTAGAGAACAGAGAAACCGCGTCACCTGAATCGTAGTTATCCGTAGACGGAAGACCTTGAATCAAGGGTGAAACAGCTTTCACTTGTTTCGCATTAGACATAGAACGTGCTAAAGCTTTTGTATATCTGGAAGCTAGTCTATCGTAGAGATTATCTTCGATAGCTTCTTCTGTGATTGCAAATGCCAAAGCAATTGTGTCATGAGTATAACGAGCTGTGTAAGTTTCTTGCGCTTCATCAAATGATACGCCAGATCCTTCTGGTTTTACTTCTGCGTTAGCGAATCCTGATAACATAACTTCCTCTTCGAAAGCTCTGTCAGAAGACTCGGTGGTATAAATTTCAGTGTGCTGATTTTCATACCTTTTGTACTCCAGGCCAAATAGTGCATTTAAACCTGGTTCTAGTTCTTTAACTAGTTGTGTTCTTGATATTGCCATGTTTTTTTGCTCCTATTACGCGCTATCAATGATTTCATTTAAGTTCTGAATAACATTAACTGAGCAGTAAGCTGCTGTTAAGTCATCATTTTCAGGATCTTCAGCAGAACCCAAAAACTTCCATGTATCATTCGTCGCGTTTGTAGCTCCAATATCTAGTGTTGCGTTTGATTTTCCAGTTGCAGTCGATCCCGAAGTTGTATTGAAACCAAAAGTTTCACAAATTTTTTCGTGAGCTGCTACAACAGTTGATGCTACTGCATCATCCGTTCCACATCTGTAGATTTGGAAAGGATTATCATAAACGAACGCTTTGATATCTTCACTGTTAGCCGGAGTAATACTACCTGCAAAGTAGTTTGACCAAGTTGGCTTGTTTGTCGTAGCCGCGTTATAAAAAACACCTTGCAAAACACCTAACGTTACAGTTGTTGCTGAACCTTGAGCACCAGTTATAGATCCGACTAAGCTGTAAACAGCTTCCCCGTTATATATTGCGGTACTATCAGCATTATCTATCCAGTATTGACCGTATCCTGCAGTTGCCGGGGATTGCCCAAGCACTCTTGAAGGAATAAGACCAAATCCTGCGCTATTTTTATTAGCCATAGTATTTTCTCCTTGTGTCCACCGAAGTGGACGGTTAATTTAAATCGATGATAGGGATTAACCCGAGAATAGTTAAAAAATTAACTTTTCTTTGTACCACCGAAGGTTACACGAGACTGCCTATCAACATTAATAGGCATGCTCTTATGCTGTTCCTTAAGTAAGTCGTGTTCTACGGCTTCGTCCTGACCTTTAGCTAAACCAGCGTAATAGTCAGTTCTTTGCTTCGCGAGCTCTTCAGGTATCCTAGCCAGCAATAGGCCTCCAACTCCAATGATCCCCTTGTATTTTCCATCAGTGACCACGGGATAATCAGCATCCTTATATGCGTCAGCTCTCACTAACTCATAACCGGATCTTAATCTTCCAGAGATATTCTTAGAGTCTTGAAACCCTAAACTCTCTGCCCGTATCCATCTGTGCCTGAATCCATCAGGTGCAGGGGGTGCATCTAGAGATGATGGGGGAGTCCACACTTTTGGTCTTTCAGTCTTTGACCGTGTTTGACTCGCACGAGAAGTTGTTATGTCGTCTTTTTTCATATGCTTGCCTCCTTCGTGAGTTTTAATTGTTTCGCATATTCTTCGAGTGGCACTCCTAATTTTTTAGCTATTGCTACCTGTGAAGAAGTGAGTCTCACAGTTTGGCGTCCCGGTTTTACGCTTCTTTGAGCGGAAGCGACCAACTGATTGGTCTTGGACGTCTGCTCTACATCACCACCTTTAACAAATTTCTGCGGAAAGTCAACTCTTATTCTTTTGTCAATTTCCGTATAATATGTCGGATCCTTAGGATCCATTCCTTCCTTTTCAACCAGATCTCTATGATGTTCAAAAGCAGTAAAAGTCATAGCTCTATCCTTGCCAAACCATTCATTTTTAGCCGCCCATGCCTCTGCTTGAGGATCGGGTTGTGGAAGTTCCTGTGGCGTTTGTCTTGGTAATTTTCCACCGTCAGAAAGCTGAACAGGTTGTTCCTGCTCTTTTCTTCCTTCTTTGGCTTGCTCCAGCTTGGCATTTTCAAATGCAAGTGTTGCAATCCGTTTATTAGCTTCGACCTGAGCTTCAGCGTTCCCTGATTCAATGGCAGCGGCCAGTTCTTTTTGTGCCGATTCCATTCCAGTTTTAACGTTCTTCTCAAACCTAGTCCAGTAATCAGTATCCATTTTCTTAAATGTAGACTGATCTTTGTTTCTTTGTAATTCCAAAGCCTGAGCGTATTCCGTTGCAGCGGCTTCTCGTCTTTCCGCCTCACGCATCTTACGTGTCAGCTTAGCGATTCGTGATTGAACCCCCTTGCTGTATTCCTCAAGTTTGGAATCGTCTTCTTTTACTGGTTCTTCTTTTACTTCTTCCTTGGGTACTTCTTTTACCGTTTCCTCTTTTACTGGTTCCTGTTCCGTGACTATTTCTTTTTCTACTTTTTCCTCGGGTAAAGTTACATCGACTTCTGGGCCGGATGTATCTAAATCCACCTTCGGATCTTCTTTCTTTATCTTATTTTCTTCTGGCATAGTTCCTCCTATGATTAAAATTTATGCAAGATATCTTCTGGATTCTTGACAGTTGCTAAAATTTCGTCTTCGTTTAGCAGTCGAATTTCCCCACCTTCAATTTGTATGCGTGATCCCGCATAACGCGCAAAGATCACCCAGTCACCGATCTTGCACCACGGACCATCCGGATATCTCTCCTTATCCTTATAACAAAGTGGTCCCATTGCAAGAACATTTCCGCATTGCGATGCGACTTGTTGCTTATCCAATGTATCTTGTCCAAGCAAAAGTCCCCCTTTAGTTTTCTCATCCATTCTGAATGGTAAAACCAAAAGTCTCCATCCCGTCGGTTTCGGGAGCTTTTCTGTTTCTTCTTTGTATTTTTCCGCTAAAGCTAGTTTAAGCTTTGGGTTTTCTGATGTCGACAACTGTTCCTTCATTTTGCTCCTTATTTTCAAGCAGGCTAGAGAGTTCCTGTTTCACTGATTCCAGCGCATTAATTTGACCTATTATATACTTGTACGTTTCCATATTGTCAACACCACCCGTGGTAACAGACAAAGAAAGCTGATTAAGTCTGTTTTGAAGATGTCTTTGTAATTTATAAATTACGCTTTCTAGATCCGCCATTATTTATCTTTCAGTTTTTTGTAGATTTATTGCAGAAGGGCCTTTTTCGCCATTTTCAACTTCAAATGTTAATTCATCCCCTTCATTTAGCGTTATGCTTGATGCTCGGGCTGCTGAAGAATGAACGAATACATCTTTTTCCTTGTCTTCTCTTTCAATGAAACCATAACCTTTAGTTCCATTAAACCATTTTACTTTTCCTTTTAATAGTTCACTTGCCATATTTTTCTCCTTTCCTTTTTTTATTTAACTTTTTTAAATATTTTTTCGTGTCCTTTAAATCTAATTTAGGTTCAACTTTGTTAATAATAACATACGGTTGTTTTAGAAAAGTTCTCATTTTTTCTTAGGTCCACCATTCCTCCATATTTGAGTTCCCTTTATACCAAAAATACTTCCAACTACAAGTATCCACAATGTAGTGAACCATGTCGGTAATGTAGCAAAATATTCAAAAAAGAGTTCTACCTTATCCATTGCCTGCGGATCGTCACTTATGACCGCCCACATTAAAACAATAATGGGCGCCGAAATAATCACGAGGACAAATTCGTCCTTCCAGTCGGATTGCCGAGCCTCCAAGAGCTTGCCCTGGTATTCCGTCTCCCCTCGGGCCATCTTTTCTGCCGTCAGTAAAGCTGCAGTTGACATCGCTTCTTTCTGTTTCTGTTTGTTAGCATAGACCTTGGCGCCGGTCTTCATCGCCATTCCTAATAAATTAAACCACATTTAGTACCAAGTTGCTTTTGGTTTTTTTCTTAAGCCTCGAGTACCTTTTACAGTTACTGTTTGAGATTTTGTTGGATTAGGTATTTCAATAACTTTTGCATCACCATATCCATCTTTGTTTTTTCCCACGATGCCAGTAACTTTTGGTTCTTTAACGTAACCGGACCCTATTTGCCAATCTTTAGACATATTTTATTCTCCTACTTGTTTTTTAACCTAAATAAATTAGAAAGTCCACCAGTATTATAGCCTGGAACTCTTCCGCCTTCAGCAGCCATTCCCATAGCACCACCCATATAAGGCGCCATTAAACTTTGCCAATAAGCCATTTGCTTGCTTCTGTCTTCTTCATAAAGAAGATCCATTGTT